GGACTTAATGAGGATTTTGATAGGGTTTGCCCCAAACCCGGCAAACCCACGAAAAATTCGCTGGTGGCCGTATTGCTACGCATGGTGGCTTGATGATTTTTTAGGAAACTTCAGCTTTTAAATACCTCCATCGTAAAATCCAACGATGCTTTTGCTATAGTCGGCAACAAGGGGAAGCTTTCCAAAACGCTTTGCATTGCTGAATTGGCCGTTTCGCTAATCGTCATCCATGCCGCTTGAACATAGGTTCCTGTACTGGCTGTTATTCCGCCGAAGGATACCATCGCTTTGCCAACATTTCCCACGCTGTTTATTACATCCGATAAGCCGCTAATCAACCCGGCAATCCATTCCTCGCCTGCTGTAGTGATTAATGTATCGAGTAGGTTGTTCCAACTGTCCCCGAGGTTGCTCATAGCGCCGTCAATGGTCTTGGCTTGCCTTGCCATACCTCCGGCGAAGTCAACATCACCTATATGTTTTAAATAGTCTTGTATTGCTGTTGAACTATTTTTTACGGTGGTTTCTATTCCCTTGAATGTAAATGTTACCTTGTCGCCATGAGCTGATGACTTAATACCGAACTCTTTTAGGCGCTCAAATTCTCCTGTTACGGCATCGGCTACTGCTTCCACTAATTGATTTAGGCTTTTGCCCATTGCGCCTGCGGTGTTGCCATAGCTTGTCAGATCGCTTTCTCCGGCTCTTAGTCCAAAGGTGCTTAATTTAACGAATGCATCTGTGACTTCTTTAACTGAATAGGGTGTTGATGCAGCAAATGCCTGTATCTGTTTAAATGCGGCCTGCGCGTTTGATGCGCTTCCCGTTATGGTTTCCAGCGAGGTTCTTAGGGATTGCATTTCCCTGTTTACTTTAAATATCTCGGTGGCCATTGCTGTTGCAAAACCAATACCCACCAAAGCTTTTAGCTTTCCGGCCATTTCTGCAAACTGGCGACTTGAGTTTTGTGCTGTATTTCCTAAATTATTAACACTATCCAGAACCCGGTTAACTTCACCTGTTACCTGTGCGCTACCATCTGCGCGAATAGTTATTCCAAGTGTAATCGGTGCGGCCATATTAATTCCTCAGTTAATTTTCCATTTCTTTGACATCATTTCTCTTTGGGTTGGATTCCAAAAAACTTTGTCTCTTTCATTTCCATGCGGAATATTTATTATGAAAATTCTTTTTGATATTGTTTCGTCAAATCTTGCGCCTTCATACCGTCTATCATCGAAAAGCTTAATAGCAATTTTATTGTCCCACTCTTCAAGCTCCGCTGTCCTTCCGTCTTCAAGCGCATTAAATACTTTTCCAAATGTTTCGTTAAATTCATCCATTATTCAAATGTCCAATGGGTGTTGTCTTCTGGTGGTTTATCGTCTAAATCAATCGTTACTTTTGAGAAATCAATACCTGATTCAATAATGGTATAACCGCAAAATAAACATTGCTGCTTTATGCTTAAAACGCTTTCAACTGGCCTCATTATTGAATCGCATCGCTTACAAGTCGCCGTCATTTCTTCCGTCTTTTGTTTAATTCATCTGCAATAGTGCGCGAAAAAACCATCACATTTTTAAATGTATCCGGTGATAATTTAACGCCTAAACCATCCCAAATAATCTTTGCGGCTGGATAGTCCAGGCCAATCATTATTCCCATTTCTGAACATTTCCATGCGCAACCGTCTAATGCAAAAAATGCCTCAACAGCCGGAATATTTGATTTAAATATCTCAAAATGTTGCGGCTCTTGTTCCTCTTTTTCTGGCAGCATCATTCCGAATATTGCTGCGTCAGCCTCCATCAAATCAGTTTCTTTTCTGCCGTTTTCCTGAGTCTGATCGCAATAATATTCTGCTGCCTCGATTAGTTTTTTCTTTTGAATGCCTTACCTGATACCGACTCGAAAAAACCCTTGATTAATGCTGATCGTACAAACGGCACAGATAAAATAAGGTCTCTGTTGTCATCGTTATACTCAAGAACTTCACCTGTCTCGTCCCTGAATGCTTCTGCATCCCATCCGATAATAACTTCGGACAAAATGTCTGCATCTTCTTCCGCTTCATTTTTTACGATTTCATCAATGCGCGTTTGCGATAGCATTTTGAACTTAACTTTGACCTTCTGGTCATTGAAGGTTCCGCCATCAACCGGCTCTGAAATTGTGCAAGGCCATGTGTAACTTTTATCTTTTTTGACTACAAATCCCATTTTTTATCCCTTTAAATTTAGTTAATGAGCAAGGCTTTTTTGGCCTTGCTCGGTTGGTTTTAATTACTTGCAGCAAATCCGAAGTTCATCATTACCTGATGCGCTATATGGTATGAACTCCATACCGAAGTCCATCATGGTTACACCATCTGACTCTGCATATTTTGGGTCTTTTAGCTGCACTTTTGGCGCAGTAAATCCAACGATGTTTCCTGCTGTTTGTCCGTGCTTTATGCAAAAAACACCTGTTGAGGAGTTTCTTGCTATCGACCACCAGTCCTTTGTTCCCACTGTTACCGCTTCCAGTGTTACGCTTCCCGATGGTTTTCTATCGCCAATAATTACTGACTCTGAACCGATTAGCTGGCGATATTTGACCTCGTTTGCAATATCAAAAGTCAGTTTTTCAACGACCGCTCCGTTGTAACCCAATAGGCTTATGTCTGTAGTATTTTCCGTGGAAACGGTCACTGGCGTTTGCCACCCGGTGAAATCTGCTGTTGGTAATGTAATATCTGCAACTGTTCCCAATAGCCCGGTAAACTTCCATTTAATTTTTGGAATTTGCTTGACCGATATATCGAAGCTACAGGTTCCTCTTGCGCCAAGCAAAATGTGCCTTACACCATCAACATTAAAATAAATTGATGCTGATGTGCTGCCTATTGATGCTCCAAAATTACTATTTGGCGTATAAATTACATTAGCGCCAATACTGTATGTGCTGGCGGTTATTACTGGCGCTATTGCCCACGGTTTTGAGATTGTTGCTGTCTTTGTTGCACCTACATAATTGACGATTTCACCAGACTGACCGTTACCTGTTCCCGCAGTAATTGTTACCGTCATTCCTGTGTAAAAATTATCCACCACTGATGCCGATGCTGCCAAAACAATAGTTGATAATGTTCCTGCTGCTGAACACGCTCCTGTAACCGGTGCCGCTGTTATTGTTTCGCTAAAATTTGCCGCCTTTATTAGCGATGCCCACTCTGGAGCTGTTCCCGCTGTTCCTGAACCGGCGATTTCAGTTTCAAATGCTACTGACGCGAAGTTTTCAACTCGGATTGAACCTGATGCTCCAAAGTATGGGCGAATAAAGCTTCGCTCAACTGATGTTCCCTCAAGCGGTGTAATTTCTAAGGTTGAACACAACACGGCATCCGGTGCCGTTGGCACTGAATCAATGCCATAGGTTGGCTCTATTTTTACTAAGATAATCCGCTTTCTATTTGATAATGACATACCATTGATTCCTGAAAATGATGTAACTGGGGTGACTAAACTTATATCTGTTAAGCCTGACAAGGGAAAACTTGATAGAGGAAAATCTCCTAACATATTAATTCTCGCTTTTTATAAAGTTATTAATGGTCAACATATATATCGTCATAACTTTATTAAAATGACCTTATTGCCACCGCCAAAGCTGAAATTATCTTGTTTGATAAGTATTCAACCCCATCTGTGTTGTAGTGCAACGCATCCTGTGCATACATACTTCCACAACCAGCTCCGGCAGTTAATCCAACGCCAAATCCTCCTTGATTAGATACCCCCGATTCATTTACTCCATTTTGAGAATAAGTGAAAGCTGAACCAGATGCCGTTGCCAGTGTAAAAACTCCATTAAAACTTCCTTGCCCGTAAATTTGAATTGATGCTCCTGCGACTTGCCCATGAGCTGATGATGTCGTTCCTGACACAGTATTAGCAGACCTAGAAATTGTCCCTAATGAAATAGACCCGCCAATAGGTGTTCCAGTTTGCCAAGGAGTACCGCCAAGTGACCCTACTGCCCCATTCGATAGTTCATAGGTTCCATTTATTGCATCAATAAGAATATACAATCCGCCTGCGGCTCTAACTGCTGAGAATATTGGATTAGTTTTTCCAGTTGTCCAACTTGCACCATTTGCTTCTGTTGGGCACCAAGGAGACATAACTATAAACAACGCATTAGGCAGCGCTGCCCTTAAAGCTGCATAATATAAAGGCAATTCTGTATTCAGTGCTGTCCCGATTGCGTCATTTATACCCGCATTAATAAGTACGATGTCAGGTTTACCGCCAAATGCCAAAGCCAAATAACTTATTCTCGACCTCATTACAACTGAGCTTCCTGCTGTTATATACCCACTTCCTGATGACGTTAATAATGCTATATCAGCATTTAAAAAATGCCCTATTTCTCCGGCAAATCCGAAAGAAAATCTATTGCTAGATGATGAAAAATAAGAATCTCCATCGCCTATGATTTTTATATCAGGCTTAGATGCTGCCCAAACTGAGTCAAACTGTCCAATAGCCAATCCACCAAATGAAACTGTATTGTCAATATAAATTACATATTCACGCGCCTTCCTTGTTAGGTGTTTTACAGTGATATAGTTTCTAGCGTTTACAGCCACTGGACTTAAAAAAGGAGTGCTTTGCACCAACTCCCCATCGCAAATTATTGTTACTTTTGGCGCACTCATAAATGCCATGCCAAAATAGGGTGCATCGGTGCAAAATCTAATTTGTAAATTTCCCGAATCAATTCCTGCACTTGCTATGGTTACAAAATTAAAACCTGTAGCATCTGAGAATGT